AAATAAACTTGGTTATGAATTAGTTATTCAAAAAATAAAAAAATAATTAATAAAAGGACATTGGAAACTAAATAAGCTTTTTATAAAAATGTTTTATAAAAACAAAAAATATTTTCTTTTATATATTTAATAATTTAAAGATTTAATAATTTAGACCCCCAACGAGACTAATGTTTACAAGGGATAAAAGGGCTATTTAGGGGGTAAAATATTGCTATTTAGGGGGTAAAATATTGCTATTTAGGGGGTAAAATATTGCTATTTAGGGGGTAAAATATTGCTATTTAGGGGGTAAAATATTGCTTATAAAAATATTTGAGGGGTTAATTGACTTTTGACGACAAAACAAATATAATCTAACATAGAAATAAATAAGGAGGAATAAATGAATTTAACATTTAAAAATGAACTTAATGATTTAATTTTAACAAAAATGTCTGCAAAGGAATTAGATTTATTTATAGCTTTATTAATAAAATTTTCAGAGTTAAAAACAGATAAAATAAAAGTTTCTTTTCTTGAAATAAAAAAAATAATGGGAATAAACCCACGAACAAGCAACAAACAATTTGCAAACACTTTAGATAAAATGATTATAAAATCACATCAAACTATTCAAAAAACTGAAGAAACAAAAGGGAGAAAGAAGTATATAAGCATAATAACAACAACAATATTTGACGAAGAGGAAATGACAATAGAATCAAGAATAAATCCTGATTTTAAAAATTTATTTGAAGTAGATAATGAAAAAGGAACATATACAATTTTAGATTTAAAAGCACTCGTAAATTTTAAGAGTAAATATTCTAAAAATTTATATAGATTATTAAAGCAATGGGAAACAATCGGAACTAAAGAATTTTCGATAGATGAGTTTAGAACAGTTCTTGATGTTCCTAAGTCATATCCAATGAAAGAAGTTGATAAAATAGTATTAACTCCAATCCTAAAAGAATTAACAGAATTTTTCCCAAAACTGAATATAGAAAAAATTAAAAATGGAAGAGGTGCAAAGGTAACGAAAATAATTTTTACTTGGCAAAGAATAGAGAGAAAGAAAAAATCTTTTAAGAAACAACAAGAAGTACAAACACAAGGAACAGGATCTAAAAAGCTATACAATAAAGAACTAGCAGCAGAAAAGACATTAGAAATAGAAAAAGAAATAGAAGGTTTAAAAGCTAAGGAAAGATTAGCTGAGATAGTTAAAACTAATTTATCTAGTAAAGTTGTAGAAGAATCAATACAAGAGCTTACATCAGATGAGTACATAGGAATGTATTATGATTATTTAAAAGCGAATAACATAGAACATAGTTTATATGTAAAAAAAGCTTTTGACATAATAAACAAAAATAAAGTTAAAATAAAAGAAAATAAAAAAGCACTTTAATCAAAAGTCAAAGTGCAAGAAACAATTAAATAAAATTTTTATAAAAGCACAGTTGTTACCGCAAATGTGCTTTTTTTATTTGTTCTAATTATAGTTTTTTATCTTACTTTTGTCAATAGTCGAGGGGGACAATAAATGTTGAAAATATATGAAGAATTATGTGATGAAATAATAAATTTAGAAGTAACTGAAGAGGAAAAAGGAAGAATAGCTCTACTTGTAGGGAAGGCAATTTCTAGAGCAGGGAGAATAAATGGAAAATAAGCATGAATTGATATTTACTTTAATAACCAGTTTGGTGATGCTAGAACTAATTTATTTATTATAGACGAATCGGAGGGAATATGAAATTAAAAAAATTGAATAATTTAAAAAATAAAAATAAAGAAATCATCAAATTAGATAAAGAAAAAAATATCATTAGAATTCAAGATGTTGAAACTAATGAGAATATAGCAACTGTGGATTATAAAATTAATCCACTTGGGGCTTTAACTCTACTACTACAACACAACTTTATTATCAGAAAAGGTGATAGAAATGCTGAGTAAAGAATATTACTTTAAAAAGTGCGAAGAAAGCACTTTAGAAGAGCAATTTTTAAAATTATCTGAAGAAATGCAAGAAGTATTTGTAGAGTTGAAAAATAACAATAAAACTAATGGCCATGGAACTGCTTGATGTGATTCAAGCAGCTAAAAATACTCTAATTAAACTAGAATTAGAAGATAATATTAATTTTGATGAAATTTACAAAAACTGGATAAATAAAATGGAGAATTACAAAACTAAAAAGTATTTCAAAAGCAACAGGATCGTGGGGAGGAAGTAATGAATTTAAAAGATGAAATAATATTAACTAAAGAATCTAAAAACTTTAAAATTACATTTTTAAATAGATTAAATACTGCTGATGAAAAATTATCTATAATAACTAAAATTATAGAACTAAAAGATTATAAAGATATGAGTAAAGAATGCAAAAAGCAAAGGCAAAAATATATCTTAAAAACATTAGCTACATATCTACCAGTACCGCTTATTGCTAATGAATTTGTAGCAAAGAAAATTCTTAAAGAATTAGAAAAGACGACTCGTAACATTTATTTTGCGTAGGATGTGATATCGTGGAAATTCAAAGAGATATAAATATCATAGCTCTAGATTATTTAAAAATTACTGGAGCTAAAGATTTAAAAGACTTAGAAGTTAATTATCAAGAATATTATAAATACTATCAAGAAGAAATTAGAAGAGTTTCTAGCTCTAAGAAAACCATTAAGTTTGAAACTATAAGCAAAGCTAATGAAATTGCTTTAGAAGAGGTTACAGAGCTTATTAAAGATAACTTTATAAAAGAAGTAAAGTGTAAAAAATGTAATGCAACACTTTTTAAATATTCACAAAATTTAAGATTTTACACAGTTGATGAAGAAATATCATTTATGAAAGATAAAGATATATTAAAAGTAAAATGCAGCTGTGGAGAAAAATATAAATTTAAAAAAATTAATGATAAAGATTTTGATGAAATGAAAATTGTTCAAAATAAAATAGAGGAGATCTTATGAAAACTATAGAGTTACCTTTATCTAAAAAAGAAATTCAGTTCAAAAATGAGCAAGGAATAATTGATATTTTCATTCGCTTTATTGACGAGCATAGAAAAATAACGGATCAGAAAGGAATAATAGAAAGAAAAAGAATTTTAAATATTTTAATTTCTCAATTAAAAAAAGAAGAATTAATTGAGGGTGAAACTTACAAAATAAAAATAATCAATGCTAAAGATAGTGTAGATAAATTAGATGTATATATACCAGTTAAAGTAACAAAGATACTAAAAAGAAAAATAAGATGTGCATTTTAGTGAGGAAATAATGGAAATAAAGACATATAACGGAGAAGCCTTAGAAACTATAGAAAATTTAATAGACAAAGGAATTAAAGTTGATTTAATTTTATGCGATCCTCCATACGGAGTAACTAAAAATAAATGGGATAAAAAAATAGATCCTGAAAAAATGTGGAAAGTATTAAAAAAAAATAGAAAAGAAACAACTCCAATAATTTTATTTTGTGTACAACCTTATACTTCAGAACTTGTAATAACAAATTCAAAAGAATTCAAATATATGAAATACTGGAAAAAAGACAGACCTAAAAATTTTTTAAACGCCAACAAGCAACCTCTAAGAGAAATTGAGGAAGTGGCTATTTTTTATAAAAAACAATGTTTTTATAATCCACAAAAAATACATGGGGAACCTAATCACAGCACAGGGAAAGCTAAAGGAAAGATAAAAAAATTAATAACAACTACGGTTGTTTTGCCCAAACCGAGAATTTAGATGGACTTAAATATCCTAGGCAACTTATGGAATACAAATGTCCATTTCCAGCGATTCATGGAACCGAAAAACCCGTTGAAGTAACGGAAGAATTGATATTAACCTATTCGAAAGAGGGCGATACAATATTAGACTTTTGTATGGGTAGTGGAACTATCGGGTTAGTAGCAATGAAAAACAATAGGAATTACATTGGCATAGAGCAAGATGTAAAAATATATGCTCAAGCTTTAGAAAGATTAAAGCAAGGAGAATAAGAGAATTAGAAATTGAATAAATTAAAATTCAAGGAGGAGATATGAAAAAGGTAACAATTATAGATTTAGAGGAATTAAAAGAAGAATATGGATTAAGAGAAAAAGAATTATCAGAAAAAGTATATGAAGTTATATCAGAGAGTGATGATTATTATACTCTAAGAAATAACTTTGGGAAAATAAAAGAATATGATAAAGAATTTTTCTCAAGATATTTAGATGATGAAGAAATTGAAATATCTGAATATGAAGATTTAAAAGAATATCATGAAGCCACAAATAGCGAAGGATTTATTTTATTTGTAGATGACAAAACTGATGAAAGTTCTATAGAAATTATGACCGATGAAGAAGGATACGTTATTTGCAGTTTAGGAGAACCAAAGTATCTTATAGAGTTAGAAAAAATATTGATAATAATAAATCAATTTGGATTTAATTTTAAAAAACAGTAATAAAAAAAAGCCCGTAGGCTGAGGGATGTGATTATTTTTTAATAATCCATAAAATTAATAAAATGGCAACTACTAGCATTAAGAAGTTTCCATTAATATTAAGAGTAGTTATATTAATAATCATCTACTCCCTCCTGTGATGTGAATTCAACTGCGAATTAAGTCTCTGACCTCTTAATTCGCATGAAAATAGCCCCCAAAAGATTGAGGGCTAATCTCATCAGAGTTTATTCACATCACATGCCTACAGGTGTAGACACTATGATTATATAATAGAAAAAAATAAAAGTCAAATATTCACAAATTGAAATCAGGATAACTGAAAGCTTATAAAAAGCTAAGCTCTTAGTTAAAGCTAAGCACTTTCTAGTGGTTAGTTTTAATTAAGGAGATTAAAAAAGGACCTATGATGTGAAGAGGTCCTTTAATGGCGATATGTTCTTATTCTATTTTTTAGGTGTAGGTTTTGAAGGTGGTCTGGTCATAGTAGGCTTATCAGCACTGTTATAAATTGGTTTGTCTGGCTTGACATCTGGTTTCTTAGAATTCAATATATTGCCCTCCTTAAGATGATAATTATTCTATAAATTCTATTGAAAAAGAAGTCTCTTCTAAAGCTAAAAATACAGTAGGAAAGTTTTCAAATTCTGTTGTTGTATTATCTTTTGGATTAATTTCATAGACAGTTACTTCAGAAATAAGAAATTCAACAATATTTCCTTTTGAATTTATAGATTCAATAGAACCAACATATAAGAATTTACTAGTTCTTATATTAGCATAGTATCGTAAAAATTTTTTATATTTAGATTCATTTAAATATATAGATTCTACTAATGGTTTTTTACCACTATGATTTAGAAAAGAATACAAATATCCTTTATTTATAAGAATAGCTATAACTATAGTTATAATTGAAGATGTAACACATCCTAAAAGGATAAAAGATAAATCTAAATTTAAAGAAGTGCTATCATTTAAAAAAACTAATAATTTTTTAAATTGAAATAAATAACCTAAAATTGAAAAAATAATAGAATAAAGAATAAACTCAGAAATGCTAAATTTTTCTATTTTATAAACAGCAAATTGAAAAATAATAACGCTGATCATACCAGAAAAAAGTAGTAGAACTAATTTTATTGTTAGTAAATCTATATTCATACATATCACCACCTAAAAAGATTATATCAAATTACTAGAATATTACGAGGGGGAATTACAAAAAAATATGGAAAAAATAATAGAGGTAAAAAATAAATATATATGTAAGAAATGTAATAAATTTATAGCAAGTTTTAAAGAAGATGGTTATATAGAGATTAATCCTAAATCTAAAAAAATATCAACGAATGGAAGTGAGTTTAAAATAACATGCCAATGTGGAGAAGTGCATCGAATTAAAATATGAATGGAATGATCGAGTTAATTATATTATAATAAGAATTATAGATATAAGGAGCTGAGAAAAATTATTTTATTCTTGATCATTTTATTAAATATATATTTTTTATTAAATATTAAATTAGACAGAAGAGGAAAAATTCAGTTAATTGTGTTCGAGAGTATTTTATTGATTATCTCTAATTATTTTTTTAGAAACGATTTAATTCAAAATAAAATGTTTAAAGATATAATAGGAAAAACAAATTTATTCTTTAATAAAGAAGAAAGTTTAGATATTTATTTGGGATTAATAGGAATAATTAGTACTATATATATTTATTGCTTAAGTATATCAGATACTTTTAAAAAAAATATTTTAATTTATTTATTAGGTGAAGATGATATATTATATACTCTTATAAAAGGATTAGTATTTTATTTTTTAAATATTTGTCCTATTTTATATATTGGATTAACGATAAAATTATTTTCTAAATTGTTAAAAAGTTTAGAAATTCTATTTTTAATAATGGATAATCAGAAATTTAAAGATAATTTTCAAAATATAGTTGTAAAAAAATATAAAGAAAATAAAGAATATAAAGAGCATAATGGATTAATTAATTTATATGAAGAAATAAAAACTAATTTATATAATGCTATTTTTAATAAAAATATTTTGAATATTCGTGAAATGATTTTTTATCTCCAAAATTTTTTAGCTTATCCAAATAATGATTTAAAAGAAGAAGAGAAATTTATTGGATATGTAGCTGAAATTTATCCTTATTTAATAGAAAATAGAGATGATAATATTTTTTTGGAAATATCATATTTACCAATTTGCTTAGGAGATGCATATATAATTGAAAAAAAATACAATATAGCTTTACAGTGCTTTGCTTTGTTAAAAAATAATTATCTTTATTATTATAAACATAATCTCCAAGAAAAAAATATTGAATGGGAAATTTTTAGACCATTAGCCTTTAAGTATTCAGATAATTATGATGAACTTATTGTCTATGAAGGAGCTATGATAAAAATTTTATATTCTATGTTAGAAAAAAAAGATTTTATAACTCTAAAAAAATTTTTTGATTATTATTATGAACTAGAAAATTTTTCTTACGAAGAAAATAAAATAATAAAATTGTTCAGTCATTTAATTATCTTGTTTTTTTTAAAATACTTAAAAATGGATAATATAGAAGAGGCAAAGGAATTAAAAACTTTGATAGAAGATAATCTATGTTATCGTAAAATGTATTTTGAAAAAATATATAATCAAAATAAAGAATTAGGATTAATATATAAGTTAAAAATAAAAGAGTTATTATGGCCAAAACCGGATTTGATGGGAATAAGTTCAATGGTAACAAATATAAAACAAGATATTAAAAATATACTAATAGAATGGGTAGAAAGAGATAGAATAGGATTAACAGAAAAATTTATAAATCAAAATAAAGAAGAATTTGAGTTTGTATATAGTGAATTTATAAAAAATCAAATAAAAAGATTTGACAATTTAAAATAAAAATTATATACTCAAATCAAAATTAAATATGATGTGAAGACTTAATTAAGGAGTCAAGGTTTGTCGTGAGGCAAATCTTGGCTCCTATTTTTTTTGCAAAAATTCAAAGGTGATTAAAATAGAAGAGATAATTTTAAAACTTCAAGAATTAGAATTAACTGAAAAAACAATAACAGCAAAAGAATTAATAAAATTTGCATTGGAGAAAAATATTAGTCCTCCAGCGCTCTTTAAAGAATTGAATAAAAAATATTCAAATCTATTTAAAGTTATAAAATAAGTTTTCAAATTTCAAATGACTATATTTCGTTCCAGGAAAACTTATTATAGACAATTTAGGGTGAACCAAAAATTTACAAGGGAATGGTTCGGGATAGGGGAAGGAAAAATTTTAAATAAAGCTCATCATTAATTACTCTCCCGAGTAGTGGTGGGTTTTATCTAGAATTTAAAAAAGAGGGAGGATTAATATGTTAATTCAACTTCAAAAAAAAGAATTTATAGAATTGTTGAATACAATAGAAAAATTTGGATTAGAAGAAGTTATAAAAAGAAAAGAGAAGTTAACGGTTCTACCGTTTGGGTATCAATATTCACATCCTTTAAAACTGATAGACATTAAAGTTATTTGTGAAAGAGATGCAGAAGCTTTTTTTGTTAAATTACATGAAAATTTAAATGCTGAAACAATTGAAGTCCCAGGAGTTGGGATGAAAAGTCCAAGATATTTTGTCGAAAAGCAATATGGGATTAAATTGAAAAAAATCCTTTAGAAGAATTTAAAACTATTTGCTAGGAGGTGAAAAAAATAGAAAGAAATATATTTCAAATTGGAGTTGACCACTTAATTATAAAGAACATAACAATAGAATACCCAGAACATTTGAAAAAAATGACTCTTACTGAAGATGGAGGATTGCAAGAGGGAATTACAGAAAGAGGAGAAGGATTTATTATTTATAGTTTTACAAAGCTGACTAAAGATAATGAATTAATCCCTTTTGTTAATACTCTTGTATTTAATCCTAATAAAATATTAGATGGAAATAATTTAATGAACTCAAAAGCTGGAAGAATTTATGATGCTTTAGTAAAAGTTAAAAATATATTAGATCAAAAAAATATTAAATTAGATTATTCAGAATCAACAGTGGAGACAACAGAAATTAATATAAATTTAAACATAGAATTTGTGAAATTAAAAAAAGTTTTAGATCTAATGTTTTATGTGATGAGCAAAGGGAAAAGTAAATGCACATTTGGAGATGACAATAATTATATTTCAAGAAATAGAAGGAAAGTCGAATCGTTTTGGTTTAGAAAAAACGAAAATGTTTTTAGAGCATATAATAAAACTTTAGAGCTTTTAGAGAAGGAAAAAATAGATATAAACTTAGAAGTTACAAGGATTGAAGACAAACTTTCTCCATATAATTTTAAAAAAATATTCAAAGATAATAACTTAGATTTAAAACTTATGACTGTTTTAAAAAATTTTGACTTAATAGAAATAAGTTTTAAGAAAAGATGGGCATTAATATTGAAAGAAAGCTTGCAATATTTAGATGCTAATCATGCAAAAGAAATAGCTATTGAATATAAAAAATTTAAAGATACTCAAAAATTAGCTAGAGAAAGAAAAAAAATAGATCAAAATATAAAACTCCAATGTGGAGTATATAAATATCTTTATGATAATTTTTCTATTTTTGATAAAAAATATATTTTTGATGTTATTGATAATTACCACAATAGAAATTTTAAAAGAGAAAAGCAAATGGCTGAGAAATATTTTTCAAATGAAAATGGCATAAATTTAATAAAATTTTTAGCAGATTTTTTTTGCACAACTTTTTCAAAACCTGTGCAAGAAAATTAAAACAAATAAATCAATATAAGCCTTATTTTATAGAGGTTTCCAATAGATTCTATAAAAATAAAAAAATAAAATTATTCTATATAAACAGTATGTTAAAGACTAGCTAGTTTATACAAAAAATATACAAAAAAATGGAGGTAATTATGAAAAGTACTCCAAGAAAAAAAGTTCCAATTAGCATAAAAAGAGAAGCAAGACGATTATATGAAGCTGGAATGCATATGGTAGATATCGCATTAGAATTAAAATTAAATATAAACACTCTGTATAAATATTCTTCAAAAGAGAAATGGGAAAGAGGAAGATTAGCAGATTTACTTTATATCAAAGAGCATGAACTTCTAACAAAAGAAGTAGCTTTAGTAAGAACTAAAAAGCTAAGCGAATATAGAAGCCTAACCGATGGGATAGTAGTAATGGGAAAGAACATTCAAATAAGCACATTAAAACAAGGACTTTCACTAAAAGAGAATATAGCCTTTGCAAATCATGTTAAAGCAATTCAAACATCATATGCGCTAGATAAAGAATTATATAGTATTTTAACCCCGATTGAAGAAATAGAAATGCAGTTAAAAAATGTTGAACTGGAAGAAGCAAAGGAAAGATTAGAGAAAGAAGCAGGTAAAGGAGGAACTGTTAATCTTGATTATTGATATTGATGGGTCCTCCCAGGGAAAAATGGAAAGCCTTGCGGGGCCCGAGAGGCCCCCGACTTCTCACGTTTCAAAAAATTTTGAAACTGATTGCCAATTTTTTTTATGGATATAAAGGCTTTAAAAAATAGGAGAAAATATGAAAATTGAAGCTACAGAAAATCAATTAGCAAGATTATTTAAAGAATCTGAAAGAACAATTAGAGATAAATATAAACAAGCTAGAATTGCTCCAGGAAAATATGATCTTATCAATGTAATTGAAACTTATGTTTCAAATATAAAAAAAACTATTTCTAAAGATGAAATAGAAGAAATAGAAAAAAATTATAAAAAATCAAAAGTTGCATTAAATGAAGCTAAATTAAAGATCATCGAAGAGGAATATATTTCAATTGATGAAGTCACTGAAGCGGTATCAACAATGATATTCAATTTTAAATCTAAAATAATGTCATTGCCTAAGAAAATTGTTATAGATTTAAAAAAGTGTACTACATCTTTTGAGCAAGAAAAAACAATAGAAAGACATGTAAAAAAGGCACTTGGAGAACTTAAAGAATATCTAGAACTTCATGAGGGAGATTGATAAAAATGTTTAATATAAAAAAGAATAAATTGTATAAAATATTAGCTCATGCGTTGAAATTGCCACCAGATTTAACATTAACTGAATGGGCTGATAGAAATAGAAAATTATCAAAGGAATCTTCAGCAGAATTTGGAGACTGGGAAACTGCGAGGACTCCTTATATGTTAGAAATTTATAATAATGTCATGAAAGAACATATACGAAAAATAGTCTTACAATTTGGATCTCAATTAGCAAAATCTGAATTTATTTTAAATACATTTGGTTGGTACGCTAATTTAGATCCTTGTCCAATGATGATAGTTCAACCAACAGATAAATTAGCATCTGAATTTTCAAAAGAAAGAGTATCTCCGATGATAAGAGATTGTGCAGTTTTGAGAAATCTAATAAAAGATGCAAATTTAAAAAATAGTGGGAATACAGTTACACATAAAATGTTTCCTGGTGGATTTTTAGCATTTAGAGGAGCAGTAACTCCATCAGGATTAGCTTCTAAGCCAATTAAAGTTTTATTTATGGACGAAGTCGATAGATATCCAAAATCAGCAGGAGATGAAGGTTCCCCTATAACACTAGCTGAGAAAAGAGTTCAAACTTATGATGATCACAAAATAATAATTACAGGAACACCAACAATAAAAGGCCATTCGGAAATCGAAGCAGAATATGAAAAGGGATCGAAAGCAAAATATTATGTAGAGTGTCCAGCGTGCAAAGAGAAGAATGAATTGCTGTTTGATAACTTGATTTGGGAACTGAATGAAGAAGATGAATTAAAAGTCGATAAAGTAGAAATGGTTTGTGAACATTGCGGTTCCAGCAGCAGCGAATCAGCTTGGAAAGAACATAGAGGAGAATGGATACATGAATATCCAGAGAGAACAACACTTTCATATAAATTATCTGCATTAGCAAGTGCTATGAGAAATTGGAAAAGTATAGTAGAAGAATATTTAGAAAAAAAAGACAATGAACAAGAATTAATATCATTTGTAAATACTGTGCTAGGAGAAACTTATGAACAAACTTTATCAGAAGTATTAGATTATGAAATTTTATTGAATAGAAGAGAAACATATGATGCTGAAGTGCCAGATGGAGTATTGCTATTAACCGCGGGTATTGACGTTCAAGATGGATGGTTAGCAATAGAAGTACTAGGACATGGCTTGAATAATGAGACATGGGGAATTCAATATAAAGTCCTTGCTGGAAATCTTGAAGAAAAAGAGATATGGGATGAATTAGATGAGTTTTTAATGAAGAAATTTTATTATTCTAACGGCATAGGAATTAATATTTATTCTGCATGTATAGATACTGGTGGGCATCATACGGAAGCTGTTTATGACTTTGTAAAGCCTCGTGAAACTTACCGAAGGATATTCGGGATAAAAGGTCTAGGAGGAGAAAATGTTCCTGTTATAAATGGATTTAGGTTAACAAAAAATAAAAAAATAAATTTATTATCTTTAGGGGTTAATGCGCTTAAAGATACTGTAATGGGACGATTGAAAATTAATGAAATAGGACCTGGATATTGTCATTTTCCAAATGATCCATTTTTAAAATACGATGAGTTATATTTTAAAGCTTTAACAGCTGAGGTGAAGTTAACTAATAAGAAGAACGGAAAAATAACGTGGACAAAAATAAGAAAGCGTAATGAATCTTTGGATTGTAGAAACTATGCGGAAGCTGCAAAACAAATATTTACTAAATTAGATATGAATAAGCTTGCAACTTTAAGGAAAGAGCAACTAGAGAAAATATTTGAATATAAGATTCCTAAAAAGAAAACTAGAAAAATGAAAATAGAAGGGGGGATAAAAAAAGATGAGTAATTCTCTAACTCAAGAAATAGCAAAAAGAAAATTAGAAAAATATTTAGAAGCGGAAGAAAAAGTATTACTTGCTCAAGAATATAAACTTGAAGGCAGAGTTGTAACTAGAGCGAATCTAAAAGAAATCAGAGAAGGTATAAAATTTTGGGAAAAAAAATGTATAAATAAAAATTTAACTAAAATTAGAAGCTATAGAGTTCAAATTAAAAATGATTAGGAGGATAGTAAATGTTTAATTTTTTTAAAAATAAAATTAAAAAAAATCCTCGAGAAACAACAAAGGAAATGAAGGTTATGAACTATGCCCAAGGAGGTGGTTCTAGAACTAAAGTTATATTCAGAAAAACAAGAGATGAATTAAATACAGCAGATGAGGATATTGGAGAAAGCAAAGATTTGCTAATGGCTAGATCATCTTATTTATATATGAATAATGCCATTGGAGCTGCTGCAATAAAAAAAATAAGAACAAATGTTGTAGGTAGAGGATTAAAAGTAAAACCTACTATAGCTAATGAGATTTTAAAGTTATCTCAGGATGAGGTAGATAGAATACACAAAGAAATATGTATTCTGTGGGATATTTTTACTGATGAATGTGATATAGAAAATTTTTCAAATTTTTATCAAATACAATCTCTTGTATTGATAAATCAGCTAGTTTTTGGAGAAACTTTTGTATTGCTTCCGTTGAAAAAAAAGCCTGGCCAACTTTTTGATTTAAAAATAAAACTTATAGATTCTATCAGATGTCAAAATCCACAAAGTTCAAACGACAATATAAGGAATGGAGTTGAAATATCATCTGATGGAGAAATTGTTGCATATTATTTTACGAAAAATAGTACATCTACAGAAACCGTAAGAGTTGATACAGTTGGAAAAAAGACAGGAAGAAGAAATGTTTTATGCGTTATGGAAAAGGAAAGAATAGGTCAACGTAGAGGAGTTCCACTATTATCTCCAGTTATAGAATTACTTTATCAACTTTCTGAATATACATCAACAGAAATAACTTCAGCCTCAGTTGCTGCATTATTTTCCGTATTCATAACTAACACTTCAGAAGATACAACTACACCAGAAGGAGAAGATCCTTTAATGAATAGTGAAAGTGAAAAAGAAGAGGATGGAGATTATATTGTTAAACTAGGTAACGGAACGTTAAGCGAATTGCCTCCAGGCAAAAATATAACGATTGCTTCCCCGAATCGAAATGGAGCAAGTTTTGAAGAATTTACAAAAACATTAGCACGACAACTTGGAGCAGCATTAGAAATTCCGTACGAAATTTTGTTTACAAATTTTACAGCAAGTTATTCAGCTTCTAGAGCAGCACTTTTAGAGGTGTGGAAAATGTACTTAATGAGAAGAAATTGGTTTGTATCGGATTTTTGTAAGCCAATTTATGAAGAATTTTTAGATGAAGCAGTAGCAAAAGGAATGCTGAATTTGCCAGGATATGAAAATTTATTAAATAGAAAATGTTATCAAAAAGCTGAATGGTATGGGCCAGTACAAGGTCAATTGAATCCAGTTCAAGAGGTAAATGCAGCTGTAACAAAAATTAAATCTGGGTTATCGACTCTTGATAGAGAGACAAGAGAGCTAAATGGTGGAGATTTTGAAGCGAATAATACGCAAAGGAAGATTGAAAGTGAAAAAAGAGGTGAATTGAAAAATGAACAAAGTATTTAACCTTTACAAAACTGGAACTAAAAAAGCAACAATACTTATTTATGGAGTTGTAGGGGATGTATTTTCAGAAGAAGGAATTTCTGAAAAAAAAATAGCTGAAGAACTTTTAGAATATGGAGATTTAGATGAAATAACAGTAAGAATAAATTCTCCAGGAGGATCAGTAACATCAGGAATTGCTATATATAACGCTTTAAAAAATAATAAAGCTAAAAAAATAGTTGAAATAGATGGGCTTTGTGGGTCTATTGCTACAGTTATAGCTATGTGCGGAGACAAAAGAATAATGAACTCGGCAACAACATTCATGATACACAACCCATTAACGATGGCATTTGGAAGTAAAAAAGAGCTGGAAAAATCAATAGAAAGATTAGAACAAATAAAAAATGATGTAATAGAAATTTATAACTCTGTTACAAATTTAGGAAAAGAAAAACTAGAAAAAATGATGGATGATGAAACATATTTAAGTCCAGAAGAAGCTTTAGAGAATGGCTTTATAACTGAAATAAATAAAAATGTTGATAAAAATATAACTAATTATATTCAGGAATATCTAAATTATAGAAATATTCATAAAGAGAAAGAAGAGGAGGAAAAAATGACAAAAGAGGAATTAAAAGCAAAGTTTCCTGATGTTTACAATGAAATAATGGAAGAGGGAGAAAAGACAGGTGGACAAAGAGAAAGAGAAAGACTAAAAAAGCTTGATGAATTTTCAAATAGTGAAATCGTTAATAAATTTGAAAATATAGATGCAATAATTCAAGATGCAAAATATGTTAATGTGAAAAGTTTTGAAGAAATTTCAAGTTCAATTCTGCTTGGTAAAATAAAAATTCAAGGAAAAGAAGAAAAGAAAAAAGAAGAAATAGATCCATTAAATTTTGCACATAGAATCGAAGATGCTTTAAATTTAGGAGAAATAGAGGGATCTGCAAAGCCAGGTGAAGATGACAGAAGGAATGCTTTTTTAAAAGCGTTTAACGAAATATAAGGAGGAGATTATATTGAAAAAAACAGAGATAAAAACAAAAGTATTAGTAGCAGGGAATGATATTACTCCGACGACATATAAAATGCCTTGTACTGCTGGAGAATATAAATCAGGGACTATTGTTGAATGGGACACATCAACTAAAAAAATGAAACCAGCTACTGCAGCTGCAAATATGTTTGGAATTATAGTTGAGGATATTACAGTAGGAGAAAATGGAATGGCTCTTGTATATGTCACAGGTAGATTTGATTTTACAGAATGTATTATTCCTACAGTTCATGGTGAAAGCAAACTCGATTATCAAATAAAGGGAAAAGAAATAGGAATATTCTTTGCTGAATAAAAAATTAGGAGGAAAACATGGATCAAAGAACATTAATATTAGCATTAAAACAAACTAAAGCACCGGAGTTATTTTTATATAACTTATTAATAGGAGCTGAAAAATGTGAAAAGACAGAAAAATTTGAAATTCAAACTAAAAGCGCATCAAGAACTAGAGTTCCATTAGTTGGAAGAAGAGAAAATGGAAAATTAATAAAATCTGAATCATATTATCAATCTTTATATAAACCTGGAATAATGAAACCGTATAAACCAATAAGTGAAGACAGTTTATTAGCACAAAAATTTGGTCAAGATGCTTATGGAACTCCAGCTTCATATACAAATATGCAGCTAAAAGGACTTAAAAGTGATTTGTTAGAACTTAAAGAAATTGGATTAAGAACAAAACTATGGATGTTATCTCAATTGTTAGTTACAGGAACTCTTCCAACAGATAAAACAGAGGGGATTTCATTTGGAGAATTAAATGAGACTATAATGACAGGCTCAGAAAAATGGTCTGATCCTACAGCACCTATTATTAGTCAATTAAGACAAAGTCAATTGAAAATTCAACAAAATACAGGAATGGTTGTTGACCACTTGATTGTAACACCTGATGTCGTAGAACACTTACTTGCAAATAATGGTGTTAAAGAAGCAATGAAAAGCACAACAGGACATCTATTTGTATTTGATCCAGAAAAAATTGGAGACAATACAGCATATATAGGGTTTATTCCTGAACTTAATTTAAGAATATTCTCATATATGGATTGGACCGCTGAAGAAGGAGAAGTTGAACAACCACTGTTACCGCCAGGTACGGCTCTTTTATTGAGAAAGAAAAGTTTTAGAGTACATTATGCAGCTCTAGCTATCAGAAAGAAGGCTGGACAATCTAAAACATTAATCCAAGCGTCAGAATACACCAAAGTTGAATATGGGACTAAAGATGAAGAAGATGATGTATTAAGATATTATTCTGCGCCATTAATTATTCCAGTTGATGCACAAGGATGGGCTTTATTAAAAGTATTAGGAGAGTAGAATTTATGAAAATAAAAAATTTAAAAGCAATAAGATACAAAGGAAAATATTTTAATAAAAATTCAGAAATTAATTTTGAAGAAGATGAGGAAGCTAAAAAATATCTAAAATTAGGGATATTTGTAAAAATTACAAATTCAAAAGAAACAGAGAAAATTGAAGCTGAAAAAGAAATTACTGAAATAATTGATGAAAATCCTGTAACCACTTCAAAAAAAGGTAAAAAATAATGAAACTGAATGAATTATTTGAGAAAGATATTGATGATGTCTTCTTTGATAGCACAGAGACAATGGAATATGTAAATGTTAATGGAGAAAAAATGCCTGGGATTCTTATTTTAGAATCTCAGCTATCTTCTAAGATATCAAAAGATAGTCAAGGAATTTATCAGGGGGATGGAACGGTTCTTTATCTGAAATATAATGAAGAGTTTTATTATAAAAATAGAGCAGGGAAAATATTAGAAATTAATGAAGTGATGTATAAAATTTCAAATAGATCAAAAGAATTTGGAATGGCAAAATTTAAGTTAGAAGATTGTGAAGGATATTAATGGTTGAAATATCAGAAAGAAATTTGAAAGAAGCAAAAGAGCTATTATCAGGAATAAAAAATGGAATGGAAAAAGCAACATCGAGAGCGATTAATCATACAACATCTAAAGCTAAAACGAAAATAAAAAGGCTTGTTAGCAAAGGATATTATATTAAACAATCAGATATAGATAAAACATTAAAAGTAAAAAAAGCGTCGTGGCATAATCCATTTTCAACAATAACTTCTCGCTCGGGAGTTTTAACTCTTGATAAATTTAGAGTTACAGTTAAAAATGGGACCGTTAAAGCGGCTATAAGTAAAGTTGTGGGATATAAGGAAAGGAAAAATACATTTGCAGTAAATGTAAAAGATTTTAATGGTGGATCATGGCGAGAAGTCAATGGAAAAAAAAGATTTTTGCCATCATTTTCTCATAAGAGTGGAGTTAGAGTTTTTAAAAGAAAAGGTAAAAAAAGGCTTCCGATTGAAGCTCAATCAGGGGCATCTGTTCCAGGAATGATAGCTTCAGAAAATGTACTGGAGGTATTAAGCGACTTTGTAATAAAAGAAACGGAAGTAAGACTAGAACATGAAGTTGGAAGAATTTTAGGAGGGTATAGATGAATATAGGAATCTTTGAAATAGCATTGAAAGAATTTGTTGAAGTTACAACATCTGATTTGATGTTTTTAGAGCAAGGGAAAAAAGTCCCTGCAAGAAGACCTATAAGAGTTTTTTCTGGATTTCTACCTCCAAATACAGCAGAAGATGAAATCCCTGCAATAGCAATAAGATTTAATAAAGCAGAGGATTCTATAGATGCTAGAGTTTTATATTTTGATTTTTATTTTGCTATTTTTAACAGAGACAGTGAAGGCTATAAAGAACTAACGTTATTAATTGAGAGAGTTATAAACAATATAACTGAAAAAAAATATATAGGTGAATATTTGAGTTACTCAGGTGCTGGAGAATTTGAAATTGAAGATGAACAACCATATCCATTTTGGATAGGAAGTGCAAGATTAAAGTTTGAGGCTCCAAAGCCGGATTATATACCATCGTATTATTAAAAGGAGAGCAAAGTGGCTAAAACAAAACAAGAACAACAAGAAAAAAAAGAAACATTAAAAATGTATATAGGACCTTCGATTGAAAAAGCTGGATTAAGCAATGGATGTGTTATAAGAGGTGATGAAAATAAAATATATGAAAAAATCATAAAAGAAATTCCAGAACTAAAAAATTTATTTGTAAATGTAGATGAAAGTTTAGCATTAAGAAAAAAAGCAATTTTTGAAAATGGAACAAATGAAAATTTTTATTATGAAAAAGTATTAGAAAAGAAAAATAGGGGGTAAAAATGGGATTTGAGCATGGAGTAACAGGAAGAGAAAATCCTACAAGCGTTATAGCCGCATCAACATCTGAAATGGTAGCCGTGTATGTAGGAACAGCTCCAGTTGTTATGGCAAAAGAAAGAAATATAAATAATCCTGTTCTTTGTTATTCTTATGATGAAGCAGTAGAACAAATTGGGTATTTAAAAGACTTTGAAAATTATACATTATGTGAGGCAATAGATTCTCATTTTAGTAAATTTGGATCAGGACCAATTGTACTTATAAATGTTTTGAATCCTGAGATACATAAAGCTGATATAGAATCAGAAAGTATTAGAAAAGAAAATAATAAATTCACAATAAAAAGGACTGGTGTAATCCCAGAAACTGTAAGAATTGCGGGACAAGAAAATCTTAATTTTAAATTTGATGATGATGGATATCTTGTAATAATTGGAGAACTTTCTGGGGACTCTATCACTGTTAGTTATTCATATTTAAATCCTTCATCAATAACAAATCAAGATATTATAGGTGGGATTGACTCTAGTACAGGAATGGAAAAGGGATTAGAGTGTATTGAAAATATTTTTCCCAAATTTAGAGTTATCCCAAATTTAATATTGGCGCCAAAATTTTCAAGTGATTCAGCAGTTGCAGCAGTAATGGAAACAAAAGCTAAAAAAATAAATGGACATTTTCAAGGATTAGCTTTAGTAGATATTGATACAAAGACTGTAAAGAAGTATACAGATGTTCCTGGAATTAAAGAAAGTAATAATTTAGCATCGACATTTATGTTAGTAGCGTGGCCTAAAGTTGCATTAGGAGAATCACAGTATCATATGAGCACTCAAATAGCATGCATAATACAAACTTTAGCAGCTGAAAATAGTGGAATTCCTTTTAAATCTCCTTCTAATAAGTCATTAAAAGCCGATTCTGCTATTTTAAATGATAGAACTCCTGTTCTCCTTGGCGTAAATAAAGCTAATTATTTGAATAGCAATGGAATAATAACTCCTCTTAATTTTATTGGAGGATGGAAAGCATGGGGGAATAATACGGCATGTTTTCCAGCAGTAACAGATCCCAAAGATGCTTTTATAGCTTCTAGGTTAATGTTTAACTTTTTAAATAACACTCTCGTCACAACATTCTGGCAAAAAGTGGATGAAGCAACAAATCAGGTGTTAATCAATACAATAGTTGATAGTTGTAATATCTGGCTAAATGGTTTAACTAATCAAGGACAAATACTTGGTGGAAGAATAGAATTTAGAGCGGCTGATAATCCAACTACATCTCTTATCGCAGGAAAAATAACTCTTAGAATATATTTTACTCCTGCATTACCAGCTCAAGAAATTTGTTTCTTGAAGGAAATAGATGTTAAGTATTTTGAAAATATAGCAAAATAAATGGAGGAATAGATGAATATACCAGAAAAAGTAGCAAATTTTACATGCTATCTAAATGGATCAAATGAAATAGCTGGAATGGTAGATGCTACTCTACCTTCAATAGAACATTTAACAGAAACGATATCAGGGGCAGGGATACCCGGAGAAATTGAAAGTATTACTCCAGGGCATACAAGCCCGATGTCATTTTCTATTAATTTTAGAAGTTTAGTTAGTAAAAATATATCTTTAATAAAACCAGAATCATATGCTTTTGAAATAAGAGGGGCTTTACAAGAAACTGATCCAGCAACTCATAAAATAGAAATCAAAAAATTAGTTATTTCTTTAAGAGGATATCCTAAAAAAATAGAACTTGGAAAATTAGCTGTTGGAAAGCAGACTGATACAACTGGAGAATTTACATGTGAATATTTAAAAGTAGAAATTGATGGAAAAATAAGTACAGAAATAGACAAAATGAATATGGTTTTTAATATCGATGGAAAAGATATGTTAGCTGAATTAAGAGCAGCTTTAGGTAAATAAGGAGGATTTATTATGAAATTAAAAAAGCCAATAGCAATCGACGGAAAAGAAATAGATGAACTTAAAATTGAGAAAGAGGGCTTCACAGCATCAGCTCTTATAAAAGCTGAAAAAGAATTTTTAGTAACTGGAGGGGTTTTCCCCGCTGGAGCTATGGAGGATTCAAGAGCATATATGCTTTGCGTCGCTGCAAAAATACTAGGATATAAAACTGCGGATCTTGAAGATAAATTGTCTGGAGAAGATTTTATAACATTAACAAATGTGGTTAAGGGTTTTTACGGTGGTATGGGGGGGCTGAACAGTTTGATCCAGGCTCTCTTAGAAAAGTAGTATTAATTGCAGCATCTGAATCAAGAGGAAGTTTTGATAAGTTTCTAGAAATGCCGCTTTATGAGCTTGATGATTGGCTTGAAAGTATATCAGATATTTTAGAAATAAAAAATAAAAAAAGCTCAGGATAATTTTTCTTGAGCTTTGCTAGAAGGTGACTATGAAAGAACAAAAACTCACATTTGGAATAGGTGCAAATATTAAAGGAAATTTTACTAGTAGTTTTTCTAAAGCATCCGAAACAATGATCAATTTAAATTCTGCTTTAAATAAAATAAATGGAATTCAAAAACAAAATACAACTACATTGCAAAAATATATGAAGACAATTAGTTCTTCTTCAGCTTTATTAAAACCGCTTAAAAATGAACTAAAATCATTATCCGAAACAATGGAAAGTTCAAAATCGAAGATGCAACAATTAGAAGAAAAAATTAAAAAAGGAGGCCGTGGCTCTAAATCAGCAGCAAGAGAATATACAAAATTAAAAAATGAAGTCCATAGATTGCAAAATGAATATGATAAAAAACTTTCAAATGCAAATAAAATTGAATCTAAAATTGAAAAAGAAAGAGAAGAGGTTCAAAAATTAACAGAAAGTTATAAAAAAAATGCAATAGCACTAAAGAAGGTTGAAGCACTTAAGAAAGTACACTCTTTAGCAAATAAGAGTGGAGAAATTGGGAAAAATATAAGTAGTGCAGGTACTAAAATTGCTGGAGCTGGAGCTATAGGAATGGGAGCTTTAACCCCTTCTATCTATGCAGCTATAAAAGCTGAATCTTCTTTTGCAGATGTAAAAAAACAATTTGATTTTAAAGATAAAGATGATGAAAATAACTTTAAAAAAAAATTAGAGGATCTTGTGACTGAAAAAAAGCTTGCTGTTAGTATTCCTGAACTATATGCAGCAGCAGCGGCAGCAGGACAAAGTGGAATAGGAAAAGACGAGGCAATAAATTATGTTGAGCAAGGAATAAAAACTGGTATAGCTTTTGATGTCGGAAAAGATGAGGCATCAAAATCATTATTTATGTTAAAAAATGCTTTTAATTTAACGTTTGAAAAACTTTCAAATCTGACAGATGTAATAAATATGCTAGGTAATACAACGGGTGCTAATGCAGCTGATATTACAGATTTTGTTAGCAGAGTTGGAAATATTGGTACTGTTGCAGGATTTACAACGGATCAAATAGCAGCCTTAGGAGCTACACTAATAGAGCAAGGAATGACTCCTGAAATAGCTGCAACGGGTGCTGAAAAATTAATGGGATCTATGACAAAGGGATTTGCTGCATCAAAATCACAACAACAAGCCTTCAATATGCTCGGATTAGATTCAGAATATTTAGCAAAGTCAGCACAAACAGATGCAGAAGGAACCATATTAAAAATATTTGATAGATTAGGAAAGCTTAGGGCAGATAAACAAGGAGCAGTAATTACATTACTTTTTGGTGAAGAAGGGAAGAGAGGAGCAACTGGAGTTCTTAAAAATAAAGATCAATTATTATCAAATCTTAAAAATTCAAAAAATAAAAATTTATATAGCGGAAGTATTCAACAAGAAGCGGATATTCGTGGAAATACAATGGAAAATAAACTACAAGTCTTAAAATCAATTTTAGATATCAGAATGGCTAAAATGGGAGAAATTTTATTTCCTGACTTAGAAAACTTGCTAAAACAATTTGGAAATATTTTAGAATCTGTTGAAAAATTTCAAAAAGAAAATCCAAAACTTTTTAGTGGGCTTGTAAAAGGAGTTGCATATGGTTCTGCGGCTCTATTAGGACTTGGAGCTACTGCTAAGATTGTAAGCTTCGGAGTAGGCTCTCTTTCGAAAGTATTCGAGGTTTATGGATGGTTAATTGAAAAAGAGGTAGCTTTAAAAGGTAAAACAGCATTACTAAAGTTATTAGCAACATCAAAAACAGTTTTTGTAGGATTAGGAACAGGTCTTAAAACAACTGCTTTAGCTGTAAGTGGGTTTTTAAAAACGGCAACAATAGGTCTTGCTAGATTTGGAGTTAGTTTATTAGCAAATCCGATAACATGGTATGTCGCGGCAATTATGGCTGTAGTTGGAGCTGGATATTTACTGTATAAAAATTTTGATTTGATAAAAGAAAAAAGTAAGGAAGCTTGGGCGGCTATCATTCAAGCTTGCCAACCAGTTATGGATATGTGGAACACAATAAAAGGGAAAGTTGCAGAAGTTTATGTATCATGGAAGGATGGAGCAATAGATTTTAAAAATTCCTTCAAAGAGGCTTTAAATGGAGTATTTTCATGGGTAACAGAAAAATTTCAAACTTTATTAAATTTAAAAGATAAATTTTTAAATTTTGCGAGTAATACATGGAATTCTGGAAAAAAAATAGTTAAAAATATTCCTGGATTTGCGGATGGGGGAATTGTAAATAACCCAACTTTAGCAATGATTGGAGAAGGAAATTATTCAGAAACTATAATTCCTCACAATAAAAACCAAAGAAGTTTAAATTTATGGGAAAAAACAGGAAAGATAATAGGGGCATATGATAAGAATAATAATACAGTTCAACATTATAATTCCCCAATTCAATTTACCTTTGCTCCTACAATTCATTCTAATGATTCGAAATCAATTGAAAAAGAAATTGAAAAACAAAAAGATCTTGCTTTCAGAGAATTTGAAAAAATGTATGAAAGACTTATAAAAGAAAAACAAAGGAGGGGGTATGGAAGATAAATATACAACAATTCTTGGCGATACATGGGATTTGATCGCTTATAAAGTCTATGGGAATAGTAAAGCGATTAAGAAAATAATAGCCTCAAATGAAAGATATGCAGGAACATATGTATTCGAAGCTGGAATAGTTTTATCGATTCCTCCAGCCGAAGAAGGAGGAGTGATACAAAATGAAAATATTGCCCCTTGGAGAAGATGATATTGCTAGAAGAGGAAGTTTAGTCATTTTATACGAAGGGAAAGATATAAGCAAAGATATTGCTGATTCTATAATCAATTGTGTATATAGAGATTCTATAAATGAATTCGATACAATAGATTTAACATTAGAAGATAAAAAAGGCTTGTGGATGGGCTGCTGGTTCCCTCAGCGAGGGGATAAAATTCAAATAAAATATAAATTAACCAATTGGGAAGAAAAGGGCATTGTAGAGCATAATTTAGGAACATTTTATATAGATAATATAGATTATTCTGGGCCACCATCAATAGTTAGCTTAAAAGGAATATCAGTTGATATTGTTTCTAATATAATGGATGAAAAAAAATGTAGAAGTTGGGAAGATGTAACAATAAAAAAAATAGCAGAAGATATAGCCAAAAATAGCAATTTAAAACTAATAACAGATTTTAAATTTAACAGAATCTATAAAAGAGTAGAACAAAAATTAGAAAGTGACTATACGCTGCTTAAAAGATTATGCCGAGAAGCAGGGATTACTGTAAAGTTATACAGTGATAAATTAATTTTATTTGAAGAATCGCTCTATGAAGCTAAAAATCCTTGCTTTAAATTTTCAAATAAAATAGAAAATTATTCCTTTAGTATGGATGATGCGGATACATATAGTGGATGCAAAATCTCCTATTATGATTATGTTTTAGATAAAAAAATAGAACATACATTCTACACAAAACAACGACCAGGTTATAAGAAAAATACTCAAAGACTTTTATTTATGAATTATGATGCTTCTGTTCCAGGAAAAACTCAACAAGAAAAAAAAGAATATTTACTTAAAATTGCACAAAGAGAACTAAGAGAAAAAAATAAAACAGGTATCACATGTTCTTTAACCATCATCGGCACCGTTCAACAGTTGAGTGCTAGCGATATTGTCGAGATAGATGCATTTGGCAGATTCAATGGGAAATATATAATAACAGAAATTACAACTGATTATTCGGATTATTCTCATTCTGTAAATCTCAGAAAATGCTTGGAGGGATATTAACATATGTGGAGAGTCGGTAAAGTTTCAGTTGTAAATTACGAAAAGGCAACAGTTCGTTGTGTTTTTCCAGATATAAATGAACAAAGTGGAGAATTAATAGTTCTTCAAGGAAGAACTATTGGAACTATGGATTATTCTATGCCAGCAATTGGAGAAGTTGGCCCTGTTTTACTAGATAAAAATGGAAATGGTTTTTATCTTGGAAGTGGTTATAGTAAAGCTTTTAAAAAGCCAAAAGAAGGTAAAGAAAATAAAGAAATAAAAAAATTTAAAGATGGAAGTATTATTGAGTTTGATGCTGACAATTCTACTTTTAAAATTTATAGTAAAAATAAAATTATTTTTGAATCTGAAAATGAAATCTTATTAAAATCATCTTTGATAAAAATAGAAGGCCCTCAAGAAAATACGAGCACTATAACTGCTAAAGGGATAGTAAAATCAATTGAAGATGTTATTACAAAAGGAATTTCTTTAGTAAAACACATTCATAAAGGGGTGAAAAGTGGATCAGATAAAACAGGAGGTGCTGAATAATGCTTGTTGGTAGTTTGGGTAAAATTATTTTTGTAGTTAGTTCTCATTATATTAAAACAATAGATGAGTTAAAATTTGAAAATAGTGTTACTTATGCTGAACATCAAATTTTAAAACGTAAACCAAAATTAGAATTTTTAAATGAAAACTTAAAAACTGCTTCTTTTAATATTCAGTTAAAAGCAATTTACAACGTTAACCCTTTAGCAGCTGCTAAAGAATTAAATGATTATATGGTAAATGGGACTGTTGTTAGATTTATAATGGGTATTGAAAATAAAGGAAAATTTGTTATTACAAGTTTAAAAGAAAATCATAAGCATTTCTCACAATTTGGAACAGTTAGTGCAATTGATTTAGAAGTTAATATAAAGGAGTATCACTAATGGAAATAATATATGATAGTTCCAAATTAAAGGATTATAAAATAAAAAAAACTATTTCTGATGAAATTATACAAAATATAGAAAATATTTTATCGAGGATAAAAGGAAACATTCCTCTTAATAGAGAAAAAGGGATAGACACTGCATTAATAGATGAACCTTTAAATCTTATTCAACCATATCTAATTTCTATATTGATAGATGAAATAGAAAGAGAAGAACCTAGATTCAAAGTTAATAAAATTTGTTTTGATACCGATTTTTCTTCTCAAGGTAAATTAATAATAAAAGTGAAAGGAGAAATCTCACATGAATAATTTTAATTATGTTGATTACGATCTTTTTGAAATAAGAAAAACTTTTGAAAAAGGCTATGAAGAAATAGTTGGCTGCAAAATTAATAAAGGAGATCCTATTTCAGATTTCTTAGATTTCGCAACATATATAACAACAATACTTTATTCTAAAATAAATGAAACAGGAAAAATGAATTTATTAAGATATGCTAAAGGTCCTTTTTTAGATGCGTTAGGTGAAATCCCTGGCGAAGTTAGAGGGGAAGCAAAGAAAGCGCTCACAACTATAAAATATACATTTTCAAAGCCATTTGAAAGTGTTGTTATAATCCCCAAAGGACATAAAACAACAGCACGAGGATTATATTTTGAAACAATATCAGCTACAGAACTAAAAATAGGAGAAACAACTACAAATATAAGATGCGAGTGTGCAACTCCTGGAACGCTTGGGAATGGATTTGGAATAGGAGAAATAGTAACTATAGTTGATGGAATTCCTTTTTTAGAATCAGTTACAAATCTAACCGTTAGTCAAGGCGGGGCTGAAAAAGAAGATGATGAAAGCTTTAGAGAGAAAATAAGAGCTAATCCAACAGCTAGAAGTGTCGCAGGACCAGCAACAGCTTATATTTATCATACTAAAAAATCAAATCAGGATATTTCAGATGTCTTTGTTACAACAACTAAAGGAACAGGAATAGTAAAGATATATCCTTTAATGAAAAATGGAGAGATCCCTGGTAGTGATGTTTTAGAATCTATAAAGTTAGCATTAGAGAATAAAGAAATAAAACCCCTTACAGATCAAGTCCAAGCACTTGCTCCAGGAATAACCAATTATGATATAAATGTAAAATATTTTATCGAACAAAATCCAACAGCAGATATAGAACTAATTAAAAAAAATATTGAAAATTCAGTTAACAATTATATAAATTGGCAACACGAAAAATTAGGAAGAGATATAAATCCAAGTAAATTAATAACTATGATGACTCTTGCAGGAGCAAAAAGAATTGAAATAATAGCTCCTTCATTCATAAAACTAGAGAAAACAAATATAGCAAAATTGAAAAACAAAGCTGTTGTTTATGGAGGAGTTGAAGTTGAATAAGAATCAAATTTATAATTTATTTCCAGAAAATTTAAAAAAATATAAAAATATTTCTGATATAACTTCTATTTTCTCAGATCAATTAGCTCAAGTAGATAACTCTATAGATCTTCTTAAAATTTATTTAGATATGCAAAATTTATCAGATAAAGTTTTAGACGAATTGGCGTGGCACTGGAATGTAGAATTTTATAGTACAGAGCTTCAAAAATCTAAAAAAATAGAAATGATAAAAAGATCATATTTACATCATATAAAAAAGGGAACTGTTGGAGCTTTAGAGTCAGCATTAAAAGCTATTGTTAGCAATTTAGAAGTAAAGGAATGGTACGAATACGGAGGTGTTCCTTATACATTCAGATTAATAGTCGCAGGAGAAATGCTTACTGAAGAAGAAATTTCAACGGTATATAAACTTGTTAGTATTTATAAAAATGTTCGTTCTGAGTTAGATGGTTTTATAATTTCAAAAGAAAATAAACCTCTTATAAATTTTAACAGTGGAATACATGATTATAAAAAAATAACAAATAAATTCGTAGGGTAGGTGAACAATGTTAGCAACAGAAGGAGTTATATTAACTAAAGCTGGTTCTACAATAATTTCAAAGGCTTTAGAATTAGTTAAACCAATTGAATTTGTACATATAAAAATAGGAAGTGGAGATATTAATAGTTTAGAACAAGCTAAAAATTTAACTGATTTAGTAAATGATTATAAGACTATTAACATGTCTTCTATCATAAGAACTGATGACACTATAAGAATAAGAGGAAGTTTTACAAATGAAAATTTCACTAATCAAATAACTATCAAAGAAATAGGGGTGTTTGCAAAAGTTGGAACAGACGAACCTGCTTTATTTGCATATGTTAACGATGGTATTGGGGAAACTATCCCCGCTGGAAATTCAGGCAATTTAATTTCAAGAGTAAGAGATTTATATATAGGTATAACAAGTGAAACTAAAGCTGTGATTTCAATAAATAAAGGAATTGTATATGCTACTATTGAAGATCTCGAAGAGGGATTAAATAAAAAAGAGGATAAGTTCTCGAAAAATAGTGGTTTTAATAAAGTAAAAACAGATATTGTTGAAAATGATACAAATAAAGTTTTTACAGCTTTAGGAGCTTTAAATCTTAAAAACTGGTTAGTTACTAACTATACAACTCTTATGAATAATATAAGAGGGATTCTAGAAACTGCAATAGGAACTAAATTAGCTCACGGTGGCTATGGAGGAACAGGGCAAACATTATTTAATTTAATAGAATCAGCAAAAACTTCTTT